AGTATATTCTATTTTATATTCTATATTATTAAGTCTATTATTAAACTTATTAATTTCTAACTTAACTATATTCTTTAAATTATCATCTGTTAATGAATTAAAATATACTATTTGGTCTATTCTGTTAATAAACTCTGGTGTAAATTTCTTCTTCAACTCCTTGTCTATTATGGATTTCTTATTCGTTTCCTCATTGCTTACAAAACCTAGTCCATTTCCAAGTTCTGCTGCCTTTCTAGCGCCAATGTTTGATGTCATAAGAACAATTACATTTTTGAAGTTTACAATCTGTCCTGCACTATCTGTAAGCCTACCTTCATCAAACAATTGTAGGAATACGTTATAAACCTCTTGGTCAGCCTTTTCAATCTCATCGAGTAGAAGAACACAATGCTGCTTGTGCTTGACGGCTTCTGTGAGTTGTCCACCATTCTCATAGCCAATATACCCTGGTGCCGCACCTGTTAGCTTTGAAACAGAGTTCTTTTCAGAATATTCAGACATGTCGATTCTGATAAGTGCTTTTTCATCACCAAAAATCTCTTCTGCAAGTTTCTTTGCGATGAGGGTTTTACCACTACCAGTTGGACCTACCATTAGGATATTTGCCATTGTCTTTGTCTTATCACCAAGTCCAACCTTATTGCGCTTAATAACCCTACACACGCTATCAATTGCTTCATCTTGTCCTACGATACTTTTCTTTAATATTTCGTCAATGTGTGCGATTTTATTTTTTTCACTTGATGAAAGTTTGCTTACAGGTATCTTTGTGATTTCAGATACAACATTTGAAATTTCTGTTTCAGTGATTGTTATTGTCTTAAACGGAGTTTTATTACTGTTTCTCTTATAATCAACAAGGTCAGCAGAGAGAACGTTGCTTTCAGCATCCAATGAATCTATTTTTTCAAAGTCACCATTGTTTAGGGCATTTGCTTTTTCTATTTCTATTTCCCTAAGTCTTTTTTTCATATTTTGAACTTGCATTGGTTCTCTGTCAATTAATGACGTGTTTGCACCTGCAAGGTCAATAATGTCAAATGCTGAGTCTGGTAGTGTTCTATCCGTAATGTATCTGTCAGCCAATTCAACAGCCTTTAGAATCGCTTTCTGAGTATAGACCACACTGTGATAGTCTTCATAATATCTCTTGTTGTTCGTTAGAATCTTAACCGCCTCTTCTATTGAAGCTGGCTCAATCACTATCTTTTGAAGCTTTCTAGAAATTGAAGAGTTGCTTTCAATTGAATTCCTATATTCTTTGAAAGTGGTAGTTCCTATAATTTTGATGCTACCCTCAGAAAGTGCCTCTCCAATCATTCCGCTAATATCTGCATCTTTTTCTTTGCTGCCACTTTTTAGTACCGTGTGAATGTCATCTATGAAAAGAATGTATTTGTCACTCTTTTTAATTTCATTGAAAAGCCCATTGATTCTTTCCTCAAACATTCCTCTGAAGTGAGTTCCACTGACAAGTGCCATAGGATTCAGCATTATTATTTCCTTTCCTTCCAATACTTCAGGAACTTTGTTCTCTTCAATCATATTTGCGATTCCATATACGATTGCAGTTTTTCCACATCCACCCTCTCCAACTAGGACGGCATTGTTTTTCTTTCTTCTAGCAAGGACTTTGATAATTTCTTCAATCTCTTGTTTCCTACCTACAATTTCATCTATTTTACCTTCTCTAGCAAGCTTGTTTAGGCTTGTTGTGTATTGTCCGATGAAATTACTTGATTCTGAGGTAGATATTGTTTTGGTGTTAACTTGACTTTTCAATGGTATTTCGTTATTTTGCTTTGTTTTGCTTATTCTTTTGGCCTTTAGCTTTGGACTCGCTTTTTCATTCGTTTCAATGTTTTCAGTTTGTTTGGACATTGAACATTTACCAAAAATGAAATCATACTCAAGGCGAAATTTCTCAAATATTTCAAATTCTTTGAACTTGTTTTCTTTGTTTAATATTGCCAACAATATGTGTTCAGTTCCTATTGGCTTATTTGATAACTTATCTGCTTCGATTTTAGAACAATCTAAAGCCTTAATCAAGTCTTCACTGAATATCACCTTATTTGTCTTGAGCTGCGGCTTTACATGCTTTTCCAACACAGAACCGTATATTTTCCTAAGTTCTTCTATGTTGTTCGACATCAAGCAGTTGTCAAGAATCATGTTTGCGTGACAGCTTCTGTTGTCCAATATTGCCAAAATCAGATATTCCAATGTAAGAACATCTGTTGGAAACTCATTGAAAAGCGTGTCTGTCATGTATTCCATGACTTCGTTAAACTCCAATGTGTAATCACTTTCTTTAAATTTGCTCATAATTTTTTCAATTTTACATTTAAAATATAATCATTGTCAGGCAAAAATCAAGTAAAATTGTTCATAATAAATTTTGTTTTTAACATTTTTTTATATATCTTTGCCAAAAAATAAAATGAATTTGCCAACATTATACAAATTAACTGTAAATCAAACCATCAACAAATGGACAATTTTCATTGAAGGAAATTGCTATTGGACTGAGTTTGGAAAAGTAAATGGAGCAATACAACAGTCTGAAAAAACGTATTGCGTTGGAAAGAACAAGAGGCGTTCAAATGAGACATCTGATGATGAGCAAGCCATGTTGGAAGCAACTGCAATATGGAAGAAAAAACAGTCTATGGAGAATTTTGTTACTAACATAGAAACTGTAAATGACGTTGAATTCCAACCTCCAATGCTAGCTAAGATATATAATAAGTTGTATGTTGACAATATGAAATATATACAGCCGAAACTAGATGGTATAAGGTGTAATATGTCATTGAAGGACGGTAAGATACAAGCCATCAGTCGCAGGAACAAGCCATTCAGTTCAACCAAGCACATTGAAGCTGAGTTGGAAGAGTTTTTCAAGGCGCATCCGCTAATACACTTAGATGGGGAATTGTACAACCATGAACTGCATGACAATTTCAACAAAATCGTTTCTTTGGTAAAGAAACAAAAGATAACAGATAAAGACAAGCAAGAAATTGAGTCAACTGTCAAGTATTACGTTTATGACCTCTGGGTAGATGACAATCCAAACATGTCATTCACAGACAGAAATTCAATTATAAATCAATTTTTGTTTAATCTTGAAAATGTGGTAGTTGTTCCTACATTTAAAATAGGAAGCTCCGATGAAGTGGATGAATATTTCAGGAAATTCGTTTCAGATGGGTATGAGGGTGCTATAATTAGGACAGATGACCCATACGAACATAAAAGGAGTAATAATTTGTTGAAATACAAGGAATTTGTTGACGAAGAGTTTGAAATTCTTGATGTGAACATAGGGAAAAACCAAACGATAGCTGAGAGTGTAACCGTTAAACTTAAAAATGGTGCTGTTTGCAATGCTACGTTGGCATTTCCAGACGATAAATGCAAAGAAATATTAGAAAATAAGGAAAAATACATAGGTAAATTAGCCACAGTTTGTTATTTTGGAGAAACTGATAAAGGTATTTTGAGATTTCCTATATGTAAGACAGTTAGAGATTATGAATGAACTTTATTATAATAATTTTGAAACTAATATAGAAGGTGAAGAATGGAAAATACACCCAATTTATATGGAATATGAAGGTTCTAACTTGGGGAGAATTAGAAACAAAAACACTAAAAAGATAAAGAAGCAATACTTGTATAAAGGGAGACTTCAATTTACACTTAAGACTAATAATAAACAAAAAACAATTAGTAGTTCTAGATTTTTATTAGAGTGTTTTCGTGGTATTAACAAATCATTAGAATGTGACCATATAGATTCAATTCCCATAAATAACAACATAGCAAATTTAAGATGGGTAGATAAAAAAACAAATATGAATAATATCAACACCATAAAAAAAATAAAAAGAGCTAAAACAAATAGTGTTGGCCGAAAAGTAATTTGTTATGATTTAAATGGAAATTTGATAAAATCTTATAGTTCTGTCACAGAAGCATCAAGAGATTGTGATGTTTGTGATACAGCAATTACTAATTGTTGTAATGGTAAGACCAAGACATCAAATGGGTTTGTGTGGAAGTATTGCGATGAAGATACTATAGATGGTGAAATCTTCAAAAAACACCCATATTTGGGCATTGAAGTTAGTAATATGGGTAGAATTAGCAGATTTACAAAAAGAGGTAACAGAAGAAGAATAACATATGGAAGTAAACGTAAAAATGGATATTTGTCATATACAATAAACGGTAAAACATATTATGTACATAGACTAGTTGCTGAAACATTTTTACAAAACATAGATAATAAACCGCAAGTAAATCATATTGATTGTAATAAATCAAATAATAAACTTGAGAATCTTGAGTTCTGTACCCAAACAGAAAATATGATTTCAGAAAACACACACAATAAGACATCACTTATGGTCGATTTATTTGACATTAATGAAAATTTTATAAGAACATATAGTTCAATTGGTAGAATGTGTGTAGATTTAAATTTACAAATACCGAATGTAATTAAATGTTTAAAAGATAAAAGAAAAAGTCATAAAAATTATAAATTTAAATATCATAAATTATGAGTAAAATATTTGGTTTTTACAGTAAAAAAAGTGAAACTGATGTAGAAAAAATGTGGTATCAGAGCAGTAATATTAAGTATTCTGAGTGTGTTGACCACGATAATGCGTTAAAAACACTTAAGGTTGTATTTAATAATGGTACTCAGTATGAGTATAAAAACGTGGATGTGCGCGATTATTTGCTTTTCCGCGATGCATCGTCTCAAGGAAAGGCACTTAATGAATTCATTAAGCCGAAAGGATATGAGTATGAGAAGCTAGAAAACGCTGACCTTGCAACTCTAGATGGTGAATTGACATTCCGAATGGAAGATGGTGTATTCGTATATTACGATGATGGCAAATTCACAATGAAAGACAATAAGGATAATGTGATTTGTGAAAAGGATGTAAAATTAACAGAAGCTGCGTTTAACACGATTTGCTCCGCATTGGAGGCTGTTGGAAAGCAGTTATACACTGAAGGTAAAAATTTCATTGAAGATGGAGAAAGAGAAAAGGATAGAACTTTATCAGAAAGCCCTTTCTAAATGGGGAGTTCTAGCCCAACAGAAAATGCTGATGGAAGAGGTTGGTGAATTGTTTTCAGCAATTGGAAAGTTTGACCGTATGCGCGTTGAAGAGAAAGACGTGATAACAGAACTTGCAGACGTTTCAATAATGGTTGAACAAATGGCAACACTGTTTGGATATGAAGCTTTTGAAAAAGAAAAGGAATATAAATTAAACAGGTTAAAAGAACGTTTAGAAAAATGAAACTTGGAACATTAATAGAGCAGTTAAAACAGTTTAATCAAGATGCTGTTGTTAATATTGGCGATAATTACTATAACGAGTTAGAAATAACTTGGGGATATAGTGATGGCTGTACAAAAGAGAATTGTGAAGTTGTCAACTTTGGTATAAAAGACAATAAAAGTGAAGAAAATAAACCTAAAGAATTTGACTATAACGTATGGGAATAATAATTAGTAGTTTTATTGGTTGTGGTAGAGAATATCTAAAGAATTCTTACGGTGACAAAGTTAAGATATTTGATGCCGTTGAAGAGATTCCAATGGATGAAGTCACGGATGACGCTTTAGAGGAATATATTAACAAAGTTATGTCTGTTGTTGATGAAAATGACATTGTTTTCATTGGCTCTTCTGAAAAGATAAGGGATGCCTTTAATGAAAGGTCAATAGATTATGACGTGTTTTATCCCTCTGAAGAAAGAAGGGGTGAATTTATTGAAAATCAAGTCAGGAAAAGGGTTAAACCAAAGCACATACAAGCTTTGGATAAGGATTTTGCCAAATGGGTAAAAGAAATTGATGACGATGAATCTGAGAATTGCTATAAACATAAATTGTCTCATTTTGGCGAGTTTATTGGCAATTCCCCAATAATAATGCAATACATTGATAACTTGAAAAATCAGAAACAAAATCAAGGAAATACACCAAATAATAACGAAGAAAACAATGACAATTAAATGAATGAAAATGATAAACAATATTTAAATCTGCTGCAAGACATACTCACCAACGGAGTTGAAAAAAATACTAGGTCTGGACGAGTTAAATCCGTTTTCGGAAGACAACTTAGGTTTGATTTAAAAAAAGGGTTGCCATTGCTGACAACAAAAAAAGTGTTCACCAAAGGAGTTATCCTTGAATTATTGTGGTTTTTACAGAGGTCATATAATTCCCACAATAGCATGAACATTGAATACCTTATCAGAAATGGTGTACATATCTGGGATGATGACGCTTACCGTTGGTTTAAGGACACAATTTCAAAAGAGTTTAAGCCAAAACAATATATGGTTTGTGTCAACGATGACGAAACGTCAGTGCTGCACAAGGGTGAGTTTGAGTATTGGATTGAAAATGAACTAAGGAAAGATGAT